GGGGTTGCGACAGGATATGTAATCTTTGTTATTGCTGCTCATCTGTATCCTCCTCGCTTAGTATCATGGCGATGCCTTCCATCACGAACATTGCACACGGAAGTGCTATGCCGTTGCCCCACATCTTGTATTTGGCTGAGTCGCTCTCCGGGTCTTTCAGCCACTTGCGGATCTGGTTGTCTGTCTTTTCCTTTTTGCTCTCGCCCATGGCTTCCATCTGTGTTCGGAACACCTCTCGCCAGTGATCGATATCTTCCTGCGTTGGTTCTGGTATCCCCAGTTCCTCTGCCCAGTTATCCGGGAAGCCTTGCAGTCTGCAACACTCCAACGGTGTGAGCCTGCGGATGATGTACTCCCAGAGAATGAGGTCGGTGCTATCCTTATAATCCCTGCGCTTCAGACAGGAGGCTTTCTCCGATTCCTCGTATTCCCCGATTGCCTGTTGTGCGAAGCAGGCTACTCCGTGTCTGTCTGCGGCCGTGAGCGTGTTCGCAGGTGCTCCCGGTTCTCCGATGCCGAGTCCATTGGCAGAGCCGTCATTGTTTCTGGTATCTCCGCCGCCCTTGTATCGGGTCGCCTTGTCTGCTATCGGGATTGGATCGAATAAGGTCTGCGTATTGTGTGTACTGAGCGTTGCACTCTTATCTGTCTGCATCAATGCTCCCTTACCTCCTCCCTCGCATCCGCTTCTGATCTGCAATGTGATTGGCTGAGGATGAGTGGCACATTGCCCCCCCCCCAGTGCCCATGCGACTGGTCAGCGTTGGTACGTTACTGTCCTCTGCTATCGTCACTCTGCTGTCCTGTGGGTGGTTTTCTAATACGATGGGTACATTGTTACCGCCGGTCCCCATCTTCGTTGTGAGCGTGGGCGATACCTCGCTTCTGTCTGCTACTCTGCGCCTGTCGCTGATGTCATAGCACTCGACATCAGCTGCGCCTGTCTTATGAGTGCCTGTCTTAATATCTCCGGCAGTTCTTTGCCACGCTTCTCGGCTCTCCGCAAAATTCCCAGACAAGCCTTCACGGACAAATAGTATTTCCGGTGCGGTGTCTCCTCCAAAATCTGCGACAAGGTAGATACGCTTTCTTCTTTGGGGCACTCCCCAATATTGAGCGTCAAGTGTTCGCCAAGCGACTGAATACCCATCGCCCATGATTGCGCCTTGCCCCCCCCACTTGTTTTTCGGAGGTCTAGGAATTGAAACATTTCCTTCTGAGATTTGGCAGATTTCTTCGAGGACACATCGGAAGTCCTCTCCTTTGTTGCTCGAATATGCTCCGGGCACGTTCTCCCAGACCATGTATCTTGGTCTGATCTGTTTTCCTGTTCTGCCTGCTGCTCTGTCACTTTCTCTCATCTCCTTTATGATCCGTATCTGCTCACGGAACAGATTGCTTCGTGAGCCATCCAGACCCTCACGCTTTCCGGCTATGCTCATGTCCTGGCATGGAGAGCCGCCTGCAATGATGGTCACTGGCTCTAAGTCTGCGCCGTTTAATTTATTGATGTCTCCGAGGTGTTTCATCTCCGGGAAGTTCTTTGTGGTTACCAGTATCGGGAACGGCTCTATCTCGCTTGCCCATATCGGTCTGATTCCGAATATCGATCCTGCCAGTTCAAAGCCACCGCTTCCAGAGAACAAAGACCCCATTGTTATTTCCTGCTTCATCTGCCCCACCCCAGTTTCTTTCCGCACCAGTGGCAGTGCGTGTGGTTTCGGGAGGTTCTCTTTCCGCAGGCAGGGCAGCAGTAAAAGTCCATACCTCTCTTGATTACTGGTGCTTCTGTCTCGTATTTTTCGACCATCCGCTTATGCTCATCTGCCATGCTCTGGTAGTCGTACACGATGTCCATCGCCTGTGTGAGTGCCTCCTCTATTCTTTCTGCCATCTCCACATCTTTTGGGTCTCCCTCAGTTATCTTCTGCGAGTATTCTGTCTGCGCTTCCTTCAGAAGTGGGATGATCTCCGTTTCCTTAATATGTATCACTTCTCCGCCTCCTTTGGTTTCGGTGGGTCTACCAGTCCGAATGTCATGAGTGCCATGTTATATCCTCGCACCTGGTGCGTGAATGGCGACACCTTGACTGGCGGTGGGATGAGTGGCTCTGGCTTCGGGTTCATGCGTTCCCGGTCGACTGCTGCCATTACTTCGTTCAGCTTCTTTCGCTCTGCTTCGATGGACGGTGGCAAGTTTACCAGTCCTGCCAGTCTGTTCAGCAGTTCGATGTCAGCCGGTCCGCTTAGTGTCTGCGTCTGCCTGCTCCACTTCATCTTTCCCCAACTCTTTATGATTGTGAACTGGACATTGTCTGCTTCTCTTATGAGTATCTGTCCGTCCTTCATTGCCATTTTCATTGTTGGTTACTTCCTTCCTGTTAGTCCGTGTTTTCTTCGTATTCGTCTCTGGATATTACTCTTACCTTTTCAACTGGGACGTGGCAGAACTGCGCCATGCCTTCCTTCTGGCTCTCTGCGTATTTCGTGAAATCAGCCTTCTGTAATCCGCTGAGTGAAATATCTACAATCGTTGCTGCGTATCCGACTGTGCCTTCTCCGCCATATATCTCTGCGTCCTTTACCTCGAAGTAAATTCCGAGCGACATTGTTATATTGTCCATGCTTACTTCCCCTTCCTGCGGCCGTTCATCTATTCTTCCGTGTAGAATGTGTGGTTACCGTGTGTGAATAATTTTTTCAGTGTGGTGTTGTGCCATGTGGTTTCATCCGTGGTTCTCTCGAAGTATGTCGCTCCTCGGCTCTCATCCCAGTGCTCTACCTGCACCATTTCCAGTGCCCGGTAGCAGTCTGCGTCCGGTTCTACCCTGTCGTATCTTCCATTTTCGTATGCTGCGAACTGGGTATCCTCTGTAATCACTCCCTCGATGATATCCGGGAAGTCATCGCTCCATACTCGGTTCAGCACTACCAGTATGACCAGTGCCTTGCCCTCGGTGTCCTCGCCCTCTGCTTCCGCCATGGCGATTTTCGCTAATCTGTAGGAGTCATCCGCATCCCAGTCCAGACTGCCGATTGCTGCGGTCGTTGTCGGTACTGGTGTCTCAGTGCTCTGGAGGATTGCGTTGTAGTAGGATTGTTCCTCTGCCTGCTCTGCTGCCTTGTATGCGTCACGCTCTTTGCACATCTGTTCATATTCTTCCTGCGTCAGCCATGTGTCCGAGCCTTCCACCTGCACCATGCCTATGTGGTTTTCCTCTGTGTACTCGCTCCAGTCCGGCATCGGTTCGTTTGCCCATGCGATAAGCAATCCGACAAACATTCCCGCTCCCACTATTACCGCTACTGCATCCCCTGCTATGCGCTTCAGCTTTCTTTTCAGAATTCGCTTCTGTCTCCTACTGAGTTTCAAATCGTCATGCACCTCCTGCTTACTTCTCGACTGCTTCCAGTCTCTTTTCCTTCCTGTTGTAGAGGATCATCTCTTTCTCATCCTCTGAATGGAGCATATAGTCATCTGGGTTCATTCCCTTCTTGACCAGTATCTCTTTCTGATTCCTTGTCAGTTTCTTTGGCTGTTTCATATGCTCTCTCCTTTTATACTTACTTGACTTTTACCAGTACCTCATTATGCTCTCTAGGCTTCTTGGGTCTGGCATGGAACAGGTTCTCCAAGGCTTTGAAGAGTAACTGTTCCGTTCATGCTCCCTGAGTATTCTTTGGGGTAGCTGTACTAGTCGCCTGCAGTGCGGTCTTTTTCATTCCCCGCTACCGAGTGTTAAATCGCACCC